TTTTAAATCTTTCAAAATAGCTGTATTTTTTGCAAAGACTGTAAGCTCCGGCTCCTCTAATTTACTATTATCGTGCAGTAAAGCTCTTAATTTTATTTCATCTGCAAATTTATCCATAAAGAACTTAACTAATTTCTTATGCTTTTCAGTATCTTTTATAAAATCATCCTTTTTGTTTTGATCATTACTTTCTAAAAACATGTTTAAATCTGCTTTAATAGACATTATTTATAAACCTTTATTCCTAATTTGTTTAGATAAGAAGTATGTTTATTACTATTATTCGGACAAGTTTTTCCTGCTTGTTGTTTTTTTCCTACATTATTATTATTATTATAAGTATTTTGATAAGAACCTTTAAAAGGTCCCGATCCATCTCTAATACCTTGATTTTCTTTGCCCATAATTTTACTCCCTTATAAATATATTTATAATTTACGGATTAAATTCTAATGGATCTCCTGTAATTGTATACGTACCTGTAGCTGTAGAAGTTCCAATACCTGTAATGTTTTCTGCTTTTCCACCAAGAAAATTATAAGTAGATAATAAAGTAACAGTTTTAATAAATAAATTTAAATAAGTCTCTATTACGGTTAATGTAACAGTAGTTGTTAAAGTGCCTAAAATAGTAATTATTTTATTACCTGTAATATTTTGAATTAAATTACTCAAAAAGTTTTCTGTTACAAAAAGTGTAACATTAGTTGTCATATTTTGCAAAACTGTTAAAGTTTTATCTAAAGTTATTGTTTCTACTCTACTTCCTAATATTGTTTTTGTTTGATTACCATCTACTTGTTGATTATGCAATTGTTTATAATATTCTTGCACATCTCCATCTACTACAATATGATAATCTCCTTTTACATGCAGAACTACATCACCGTTAGCTCTGAATTCTTGATGTGAGCCACTCGGATGATATACATGTACCCTTTCGCATCCTGAAGTATCATCTAATTCTATAACAATTCCAGACTTAGTTCTTATTCCTTTATTTTGCGGATATACTGCATTATAACTGCCTGCCTGATCTATTAAAGTTTCTGTATCAACACAAGCAGGATCGGTAGCATCTCCCCTAAATATTTTAGGTATTTCACTTGTGCCTCCTGGAGCACTATGACAAGTTCCTATCCAAGTAACCGGATATCCTTCAATATAAGAAACTACTACATGATCTCCTATTTCAGGAATAAATATCAAACCAACATCATTTTGACCTCCATATGAAAAATTAGGTATAGCCCAGGGCAGTGCGTCATTATTAATCCCTTCATGCAAAGAAAAAAGTTTTACTTTTAATCTTCCTAATTCTTTGGGATCAATGTTATCTATTACTTCAGCTCTATAAATATAATTTAATTCTTTTAAAAGGTCTTTTTTCTTTTTATAGATATCAAGAATAGTTTTTTTCATAGCCTTGTAGCCTCTTTTATAATTCCTTTTTTTTGCTCACTTAAAGATTTTCTTTTACTTCCTGTTAATTCATCTCTACCTTTTTTCAATCCTGTCTTAGTCATAACTAATTCCGTTTTAAAAGCATTTGCTGTAATAGTTTGATAAATTGTTTCTACTAAATAAATTCCTGTTCCTGGATGATAGCCTTTAGCACTTGGAATAGTTATTTCTATTTCCATACCTGGAGATATTTTAGAATCTCCATCTATTTCTAACAATCCTATATACCTAGTTCTAAAAGCATTATAATAATTATTAATTGCATGTTGCTGTACTTCTTCTTTTAAAGTACCTGCTCCAAAATAATACCTCCCTATATCAAAATTACCCGTTGTTAATGCTTGAGTCCTGTTTCCTCTTAGTATCTTTTGAGGTGTATTAGAATCTTGTACTGTATAGCTTAGTATTTCTTTAGATATAGGATCAAAACCAGCATTCTTTATTGAAACCCCCCCTTGAATATTAGAAGATTCCCCTCTATACCATAATTTAAACTTTTTTATTTTATTTTCTGCCTCAGTAGTTTCAAAATAAGTATATTTTTTATAGACAGAATTTTTAGATTTAGGAGGATGGAAATGCAATTTACCAAAATTATCAAAATATAAATTATAACTTCCTTGGCCACTTTTATTACTTATGGCATAGGGTAAAAGTTGATTTAAAACAAATTTTAAATCCGTGGTGTATACTTGCCTTATTGTATACTTGCCTTGAGTTTCTTCTATATCATAGGATAAAGAATTTTGAGTAGCTATTTGAATAACCATATCAGATATTGTCATATTAGAAAAACCTTGAGTCTTTTCACCCCTGAGTAAATCAATAGACTTATCTATTATATCTAAATTTAAAAGAGAATAACCCCCTATAAATTCAATATTATATTCTGCCAATTTATACTGAAATTTATCTGAAAGTTCTACATTTGTTCTACCAAATCTAAAAACTACTTGACTATCTTTTAAAAAATTTTGTATCTCAGTTCCAGTATCGTCTGTTAATACAATAGTTGCATGATTAGCTTGATTAGCTATTGTATTACAAAAAGAAAAACCAAGTAGTTTATTTTCTGTACTATAAGTAGTGTTATTAACAATCATTTCTATATAAGCTGGCATATTTAATATTATCCTTAATTTTAGCTGCTTTCCAAACAAAAATAAATTATTTTGAAAATAATTTATTTTTCTCTTGACATTGTTAAAATAGCTCTTAATCCTCAAAAGCTTCAAATATTTTAGATTTATCTGGTATATAAATTACAGCCCCAACTTCCATATCTACTAAAGGATCTATAATTTGATTTACTAAAGCTATAACCCACCATAAAGCCTCAGTACCATAATATTTATTTGATACTAAATCTAGTCTTCCTACGTCTGTATCTAGTATAGTATAATAACTAGCATTATCAAGAGAAATATCTGGTTTTTCTAAAGTTCCAAAAAAAGTGACATCCCCTCGAGTAAAAGTATAACTAGTTGTATATAAAGGTGTATCTCTATATCTAGAAGTTAAATCTAATTCAAGCTCTCTTGCCATTAGGCTACACCCCCACGTCTTACAATGCCTTGAGTAATTAATCCAATTTCTTTTGGTATTGCTTGTTCCATATCTAAAGTGACTTTTGCCCAAATAGGATAATGAGTATCAATATCAAATTCTCTTGCCCATTCCGTACTTACACTTTTTATTACAACCCTTGTTTGTATCCATTGGCCTATATTAAGTAGCATAAGTGGGGGCTTTTTATTTGGTTCTTTACTACTAATAGGGTATTGTAAAGATTTTAACCAATTTACAGGATCAAAAACTTCTATTTTGGCATTGGCTACCATAACAAAAGTTACAGTCATTCCTAATGTTCTAACGCCGGTATTCTTCCAATATCTTAAAACATGACTAGTCAAACCTTGAGCTGTTCTAGTTTCATATTCTGCACTTATAGAATCACCGGATATTTCTGGAGGTAAAAAATACATTCTTTCTCTTGGATCATCCACCATGATTAAAAAAGAATCCGTAGAAGAAGCCTCAGCCCCCGCCGTCATGCCAAATAACGTAACACCTGCTACGCCAGTTCCTGTGACATCTGTAGCCATGATTAATCACTCCAACTTAATAAATTAGAGGATAAAAAATTTTCTACTTTCATTTCTTTTCCTCTATCTTCTTTTAATAATGAAATCATTTGATCTAACTTTTTACCTATAATAGTTAAATCTAAATTAACATTAACTTGAGGTGCTTTATTATCATTTGCTGCATTAGGTGCCATGCCTTTTATTAGCCGTCCCATATCCTCTACAGGCATTACAACTTCTGGTCCATTTTCTCCCACCACCATTGGTTGGGGAGCAGTAACTAAAGCTCCTGATGCTGCCCCTACTATTTTAGCTTCAGACCCCCATAGGCCTGTTTTTTCAAGCAACCACTTCATGCCTTTTCCACCTGTTTGTTTCATAGAATCCCACAAATTACCAATTTTATTTAACCATCCCCATAAGGTTTTAAGACTAAGAGTCACAGAATCTATCGGGTGTTTGAAAAAAAATAATAAATTATTACCTACATTTTTTAAACCTGTTTCAAAAGAATCTATTAAAATATTTAACCATTTAACTTCTATTCCAAATTTTTTTAATACCCAATTAATTAACTTAAAAGTACCGTAAATAGCCCCCCCAACCAATGCTACTTTAGCCATAACTATTAAAAAAGGTAACATCGAAATCATTAAACCATAAAAAGCAGGTATCACTTTAAATAAAATCATTTTAGTTAAAAAACCAAAACCTTTCATAAGAAATTTAAAAGGCCCTGCTATTAAACTACCCATAGCTTTAAAAACTGCCCCTATCCCTATTTTTTTTAATATAACAAAAGCAGTAGATAAAGCAAAGGTAGTTACTATTAAACTAGCCATTAAACTTATTGTATACTTAAAAGGGGTTGAAAGATTTTCTAGCCATTTAGCTGTTTTTTCTAAATAAGGTACCAATTTTTTTAATACAGAATGTAAGAACTCAAAAAATACAGTTCCTAATGATTTAAATATTGGAATAAACGCATTTTTAAGTTGGGCCGTTAAAGACTCAAATCTATTTTGCATTTTAGTCCAGGCTTTATCTATTGCTGTAGGATCAGCTTCCTTTTTGAAACCCTTGAAAATATTTTCAAAATTTACCTTACTCATTGTTTTCAACTGTATAGCCACGTCATAACTTACGCCATAAAGCTCCTGCATAGAACTTCCAAATCTTTCAATTTGTTCCCTAGATAAACCACTAACCGCCTTATATAAAAGCGTCATATAATCAGCATATTTACCTTCTTCTATTAATTTATTTATATCAGATAAAGGTTTTCCAAGATTCTGTGAAAGCATATGTTTTATAGTTAAGCCCTCGGCCGAATACTTCATTCTTAAATTCTTAAACATGTCCGCCAATCCACTTGTTTCAATTCCTGCGTTGTTTAAAGCCCCTCCTATTTTTAAAATGCTCTTTAACATAGTGTGTGCTACAGTTTTAGTAGATGTTTTAGCCAGCAATTTAAACTCTTCTACTAAACTTGCTACTTCATCTACTGTCATATTAGTAGCAGTAGCAACAGAGTATACCATAGACGACATTTCTTTTAATTTTCCTTTTCCTTTATAAAATTTAAGAAAAGTTTTAACTAATTTAGAACTTGATTCAATACCTAGAGTAGTAGTCACATTTAAATAAGACACAGATTTATTAAATGCATTCATAGTATCTTTATCTTTTATAATAAAGTTGTCATAAGTCCCAAACATAGTTTTCATTTGTTCTTCAGTCATTTTCAATTGTAACATATTAGTTAAAAAAGATCGTTTCATATATTTTTCTTGCTTTATAGTAAGTTGAACATTTTTTTGCATGGAAGCTGAAAGATTATCAAAAGAGGCACCAAATTCAATAAGGTATTTAAAAGCACCAAAAGCTACCAACACCCCAGCTAAATCTGCTACGCCAACTTTGACTTTGCTTACATTTTTGCCTAATATAGCCATTCTAGCGGCGGCCATCTTTACCATACCCTTCAAAGAATCAAAAGCTCCTGCCTGTGTGTCCAAAGTATTTGAAAGATCATCTACAGCATTTGTACTTTCTTTAGTTTCTTTTTGAAAAGTATCACTCCCTTGATGCTTCAAATCATTTATTTCTTCAGTAATATTGCTAATACTTTTCTTAGCATTATCTAAAGTCTTTTTAGAGGTTTTTTCAAATTTTTCAAAAGTACCTTGTACAGTATTCATAGGTTTTGATACTTCGTCTTTCATTTTCATCGAAAACTCAAGATTCTTTTTTATATCCATAATAATTTTAACTACCTCTTTCTATTTGCCTTTTCCATTTCCTCATTCTTCTTATCTATGGTGTCACTAAGTAACTTATGAAAATAATTGCGTTCACTGACGGGCATATTTTCTGTGTCTGTATAATTAAATCCTTTTGCGAAGTAACCAAGATCAAATTGTTGTTGCAAAATGTTTCTTGTCTTTACTTCGCTCTGTCCGAAAAAAAGCAGACGTAAGCCTCAAATAAGTTTCAAATAAATAACCGCATTGTGGACACTCAATTTCAATATCAAAATTAATTCCGGCTGTATTCTTTTCTATATCGTTTCTAAAAGCAGACGAATCCATAGTTACCATATCTTTTACAAATTCTAAAGTATCCATTACATCGACTTCTTTTTCATCAATATGAGTTATTCTTCTTGCAAGACTATATTCATAAGCTTCATCCCCTAAAGAATTCTTTTTTCTGTTATTCTCTCTTTTTCTAAATTGGTATATAGCATTCTCATCTTTTCCTCTTAACATTTTATAGCCTATAGTTACTCCGCTATTAGGTAAAGTTATTTCAAAAGGTTCTTTTTCATTGCCCTCATAATATGTAACTTCTAAAGCATTTAAATCTGTAGTATGGTTATAAACATTTCCACAAGACTCACAGTTAACTGGTATGGTATATTTAGACCCAAATGATAATTGCCTTATTTTAAAGATTAAAAATAGCCTGTCAGCATCTAAAAGGTCATATACAGTCAAACCTTCAGGAAGTCCTTCAACACATCTTTTTATAAGAGTATCAATCTTTTGATTTATAGCCGCTCCACCACTATAAATTAATTTTTCTTCTTTAGTTGTCATACTCTTTACTGTAATATCGCCTATTTCTTTATCGTATAAAACTCCTTTTGAAGGCAATGTAAATTGCTGTTCTATACTACTATTACTCATTTTTTTTTTATCCCCTAAGTATAAAAAACAATAGTCCCTATTTCTAAGGACTATTTAAACTATTGTTGGTAAGCAAAAGTTGGAAAAGCTTTGTCATATCGTATTGTTATTTCTAATTCTACTTGGTCATTAGAAGTATTGTCTAAATCTCCTGCCGTCACTGTTTTAGGCCAACACCCTTCTAATCTCCAGGTTCTTTTAAAATTATCATCGTCATTAGGAGATAGCATATAAATATACGCAGTAACTTTGTAATCACTTGCTAACCCTATTTTATCATTAAAAGGGTTATATACTTTCTTTTTCCATCTATAAACTACTCCTGCTGTATCTGTGTCTATAAAATCCCTAACTCTTACAGTACCCTCAGAATAAGTAGCTCTTCCAGCTACGTAAACACTTGTATTTTTACCTGGAAATTCTACTTCATCATTTGTCATCTCGGGAATAAAGGCACCTATAGTGGATAATTTTAATAATTTTTCGTCTCCACTGTCATTTAAAATAAATTGAATATAATACTGATTCCTTCTCTGTGGTTCATATCCACCCCCACTAGGTGCTATATAATCCACGGTTAAATTAGTAGTTGCCATAGATCATTTTCCTTAAATATTGGTACCAGTCGCTTCATTAAACTCAGCACCTGAGGGTAATAGTACAAAATCAAATATCAATTTTTCAGCCGATTTTGTAGGTATAATAAAAATTTTACCTGGCATTTCATTTCTGTTTCTATGATATTCTGTTACTGTAGTTTCATCTATAACTACTCTATAATCTTCAATACCTCTTTCACTTTTTACAAAAGCTAATAAAGGCGTAATTAAACCTACGGCCCTATTCCAAGTATCCGAATCATTAGGCTCAAAAACTAAATATTTTGTTGCAGTAGCTACGACTTTTTCTACATAAAGTAACATTCTTCTTACATTAATTCTATCTAACGCACTATAAGACCTTTGTAGTGTCATCTGTCCCCAAATTGTTATGCCTTCTTTAGAAAAATCTACTATAGGATTTACCCTATTAAGATTATCTTGCATATATTCTTGTGCACCTGAAGACAATTTAGTCTCTAAAGATAAAACATTGTTTAGTCTTCCAAAAGTTAAACCAGCAGGTGCTTGCCAGGGGTTTCTTCTATTATCAGTATAAGCCATTTGAGATAAAACAAAACCACTCGGAGGTACCCAAACTTTTACATCATTATATGAATCATAAATTCTTTCCCAGGGATAAAAAGTTGCTCCATAACTAGTATTAAATGCTGGATGTAATGCGTCATAATCTCCATTACCATTATGCCAGTCTACAGCCTCAGTATAATCTAATCCATAAGGAGTATCCGCCACAAAAAAGCAATCTTTTCTATATTCACATAAAGCTTGCATAGCTTGGACAACAGGACCTGATGAAACACCTGGTATTGCAATTAAATTAACATCATAGGCTGTAGGGTCTTTAATTGCCTGTAGTCCTGTTGCTCCAGTTGCAGATTCAACGCCTATATAATTGGCATCTGCTATTGAGCTAATACCATCTAATCCACCAATTAAATAATTAGTTTCTGCTACATCAGTAGTATTATTTAATACTATTGGGGATGGAGGGGCTGTTTCATCTTCAACATCGGCCTCAATATATAAACTATCCTCATTTATAGTTTCTTCTATATTAGCTTGAGTTAAATTATCGTAAACTTCTAAAGGGTTAGAAACATTTGGTGCATAAACTTTTACTTTGAATGTTCCTGTAGTTGTGCCGGTCTCTATCGTAACATAATAATTATTGGCCCAAATACCCTCAGATTTTGCATTAATTGTTAAAACGGGTGAAACAATTGCAACACCTTTTTCAGACACGGGTAATGTAATGTCACCAAATATTAGAGAATAGGCATCTAACGCAGGATTGGTATAAGCTGTCACTCCTACACTGCCCACTGCTCCTGTAACTACTGACCTTAAAACTAATTTAGCATTCAAGTTATCTTTAAAAGCAAAAGCTGCAAAATCAGTCTCTGCATTTATAGCACTTATAATTTCATCCAGGGTAGTGGCCGCTGGAATAGCTCCAGAAATATCCACATTCGCAACATCTGTATCTTGCTCTAAACCTAAATATTTTCTAACAGAACAATCAATTGTACCTGATATATCTAAACTAGACTTATAATAAGCTGGTTGAGCTAAACTATCAATAGATATTGTTGCTTTAGCCTCCGCCCCGTCTGCAACTCTTATTACCCATAACTGCCTTCCATTTCGTAAATATTCTAAAGCAGCATATGGCATATAATGACTTGTTGTAGGCTCTCCAAAATTAGTTATAAATTCATTTGTGTTAGTTACTAATGTAGGAGTATCAATAGGCCCTTTTGTACAAGTTCCCACTACAGAGGCTATAGTACTAGAAAGTGCCGGAGTATACTGACTAAGATCTATCTCATTAACATAGACTCCTGCTGCTATATAGTTTCCCATATATATTATCCTTTCTACTCAATTTTAGTTATTTTTATAATTCCTTTTGTACCTTTTTTTTCTATATCTTTAGTCATTTCATCATCTTGAATTTGAACAGTCTTTCTAGGAAGAATAGTCAAAGTAGATGACCTATTATTTTTTCTTTTTAACAAGTTAATAACCTGTTTTTTTAAATTTTTAATTTCATACATTCTATATTCCTTTATTTCAAACCCAATACCCTTTTACTTTAATCCTAAGCTATTTTTAGGAAGCTTTCTATATAAAAGCACTTAATTAAAATAGAAACCTCTTAAAATATAAATATACTCCTACGCTTCATAAAGTGTCTGTTCTATTGAATCTAATAATCCTCCCGTTGAGTCATCATAATAGTCCAAAGAAGTAATAAAAATAGTTTTTTGTGTGTTGTAGGGTCTTACTAAAAACCCTTCTATTTTCAGGGAAACTGTAGTTCTTTTTTTTCGATGATCTCGTGAAGTTTCCAACATATCTGAACTAGATAAAGATTCTAAAAAAATGTGTACATAAATATCCTCTTTATACACAGTATTACTTATTTGACTAAAGTTTACCGGTAATCTTAAAATCTGGGAATCAAATTGAAGTGCCACCCACTGTTCTAGGAGATTCATTTGTGTTGTTGTTATCGTAAATAAGTCTAATTGATAATTAATACTATAGGGTACAGGATAAGGAAATTCTTGTACCTCTCTATATTCACTTGTATAATGTGCTTTTCTTAT